CCCCGCTCGACTTAAACCAGAGAGTGCCTCGCCATTTTATGGCATGCTCGTATGCAAGAAGCCTAAGCCGACTGGTATCGGCGCATTGCATCTACAAGACAAGTCCATTTACGCTTAGCATAAGTGGCCACGACTGGCACAATCATGCAGCACACACCCGGGCTTCAGCTGGTAATTAAACCAGCATCCACCAGGGTTTCAGGGCCGCAGTCAACTTGTTCACGTCATTCGACGCCTATCGTGGGCTTTGAGTGAGGTGGCTAGCCCCACAAACCACTCAGGGTTGCGATCATGGAAGGTGGGCTATCTGCCTTGGCAGAATCGCCCCAAACCAGACAACATGCAATACATATAGCGTGTTATTATTTATACATTTATTTAATTAATTATCATTCAACTTAATTACTGCACGTATTGGCCAGGACTAAGCCCAACCCAATTGATGCTTAATTCACGGACGATACTGCCGGTGGGCGTTGAATCCGTCTGCCAGCTCTGCGGGGTAACGTTGACATAGTTGGTATCATTGGCACCAGTGACCACGATGATATAGACCAGGGATGTGACCTGCAATGCATTAGCAGCGTTGGTCATTATCCATGGTACCTTGCTTTCCTGGTAGAACGACAAGGTGTAGTCTGCAGTACCGACCTTGGCAAATGCAATGGGTGTCTGCCCGCTGCCGTCTGCCCTAGCCAAAGCGTTGTTTCCAGCAGTGCCGGTGTTCGTTGCCCTCAACGTGAATGCCACAACATACGTGCCAGGCCTCTTCAAAGTGATAATTTCCCCCCCGGCCCCAATAGCCACCACCGATGCTGCAATGTTTCCAGTGGAGCTTACGACAGCAGAAGGCAAGAATGTTGAGTACACAGTGTTCGCTGTAGGTGTAAAGGCGGTGCAAGTCCAGGTGCGAGCCAGGACTCCCGATGAGGTCGTACTCACCAGGTCACCACTGTTAGGCGTTGAAACGCACAACATGCCAGGAACGGCCACAACATCAGGTGTGCCCATGATCGGCTTGGCGAACTCTATGTCATAGCTAACCCACAGCTGACCTAGAGCACTGCCTGCGGAACCGGGCAATCCGGACGTACATACCTGCAGAAGGCCAAAGTCGTTAAACCTGGCATCCTGAGTCTTGGTGGGATCCTCATTTTCGGCATCACGCACATACAACCATTCGCCCCGACCCAAGGCCGGGCTGCACTCGATTGCATGCAAGATGTTTCGCGATGGCTTAGTCACCACTGCGAACTCCGAATTTTGGAACTCAACCAAGTTATCGAACTTTGCATCGGCAACGTTGTAATTCGTGGCAATTCCCACACTACCAAGTGGGCCAGCAGCTGCGTAATCGGTGGTATTTGACTTATACTCAACTACCATTCCACGAATGCGATACTGCTGATACTGCTTGGCAATGCGGGCCAACCACGGAAACAACGCCGCGTTGCTAGGTTGGATAACGTACGCCGTATTTGTGAATTGAGTCGGTACCTCCGGAACCATAAGGTCCCCTAGGTACTCCCTGTGCTTCACATTGACGGTATGATCCTTCCTCACAAATTGTGGCAAATCATCGATAGGACTTCTCTCTGAGTCATGCACCATTGCCCGCTTGACAATGCTGTTGGAGCTAACTTCATAGTCCCCAAACCCAGTGATGGCCGACAGCCCTGAACCAAGAGCTGTACCCACGGCCCGACCCATCGGTCCTCCCAGTGTGCCACCCACCAGTCCACCTCCAGCGGCGAACGTGCCCTTCGGCAACCTCTTCATAAGATTGCCCATTCTGTCCATCAAGGACTGCTCCCTGCTCTCAATCGAGCCCTTGGCCCGGTTTTGGGTATACGGTTGGACCCTTATCCCTTTTGCTGAGCGCTTAACCTTAGGCATGTTACCCAAAGATTTGATTACAAATTATTATTAAAGTGTTAGATACTTAAAAACCATATGGGATTAGGTCGTGGTGCCGAAAGCCTCTGCCGTGTTAATCATGCACGACTGAAGCCCCTTGAATGTGCAACTCCTATACTCCGATTCTATGCGTTCCTGCATGCTAGGCGGGATACCAAAGGCGTGGAAGAACGACAGCCTAACGTGGCCTGGGACATCTTTCACATACTTAGCAGTGTACTTCGATTCGTACATTGCACGGACAAACCCACTGTCCGCAATATGCAGTGCCTTACCCACATTGGACTTAATCCCCTCCCTTTGTAACAACGAATACAACTCGTTGAATATCGGCAACATGCCGTACAACGCCTCCCCGCCCACCCCGACCTGATGACACCACTGCCTGTAATCCTTCTCCGTGATGCCGGAAAGGCACAAGCAATCCTTGGCCAGGGCAGTAGTTGGGTCCCTACACATTATCCACTCATCAGCAATGGGGTCTATGCAGACGGGCCGCATCTGACAAAACTCAACCTGCTCAAACAAATATGCGGGTGGTTCAGTTTTCATGTTGATGCCATATTCCATGAACCACTCCTTGAGCCCGTCAAGTTTGTACAACTGACTGCGTTCCATAAACAACACGCAATCATCCCCATTATTCACAAGTTTCGCGTCGAGTCCCACCTCCTGACAAAACCTCCTTACAAGAACACACATAATCAAGCAATTACCTAACGAAGTGTTCATGTCCCCACTTGCCCTAGTTCCCAATGATTCGTACGTTAGTTTGTACCCGTCAAGGTATGCAAACCCTTTGTTGTTGAGTTGCACTTTGAGCAACTTTCTCAGCTCACTACAGCGGAATATTTCATTATACACGCTGTGCTCCCACTTAAGGGCATCGAAACTGATATGTTGGTCAAATCTTGACGCATCCAAACCTACGGCGACGGGACTAGTGAAAGCACTCCACTTCTGCCTGAGCTGTGCCGCACACTCCTTAAAATCCACTCCCTTCATGACGACTATGTCCCCCTCCTCGCAATCCCAATGGGCGGCAAGAGCTGTATATAACTCTTTTTCAATTCGCCGCGTATACCGGCCCAGGGCATAATTATATACAGGCGTTCGGGGCTGAATGACTCTGGGACATGGATCATCCTTTTTCGTGAAGTTGATTTTCTCATTCTTCACGAAAGCCTTTATTTTACAATCCCTAACGCTCCAACCTCGTCTGTTGTACTCTTCTGCTGCAGCTGCATACAGCGCACGCTTGTTAGCGGGACTCTGCTCAAGAAACTCTCGTTCCGTGAGTGGTTCAACCATGGCCGACTTGCGCACACTTGCTGCAATACTCCGAGACACTCCTGACAATGTCTGCCACTTACCTTTTATCGGTTGTGGGGTTGGCTTCAAACCTGGGCCATCCTCAACGTTGAACACACGCTCGTTCAACGCACGAAGTAGGTTTGGAAGACTATTGGTTTGTGACCCAAACTCCTGCCTGCTCGACATGTGGGGTGCAACTATCACATATCGCATACGGCTTGGCGGGGCTCCCTCATGGCGTACTAGCGAAATTCCCCTCAACACGACATCCCCATGGTATTTAGGATTCCGTGTCGTTTTCGCCTCAACGCGCACGAGGCACCCCTACATGGCCCGCGCATGGCCCTCACCTGCCAGCTTCTGCCAGAAGTCATCACTCTCGTCCTTGAGATAGTAAGCGGCGCAAACCGCCGTCATGTAGAAACACGCCTGACGACGGTGGATGTCGATCATGCGCTGTTCCCCATTGTGGAAAACCTCAAAGCCCCCGGCTTCGACCGCTTCCATTACAATCTTCTTTACGATGGACTTGAGTGCTGCTCTGTCATTGTCGCTACTGGTAAGTGGTGCCTTCTCCGCGCATTTCACGGCCTCCACCATGGCCTTAACGACCACGACGGACCTGTGAAACCGGAGTGCGGAACGGTGCATTACTCTGTGGCGCTTCAACCCCACCCCGAACACACGGTTCAAGATGTATTCACCGAAAGGTAGGACGGGCTGAACCTCCACGTTGTCTGCTCCCCATGTATCAACGCCTGAATAAGCAGCGGTCGCTTTAGCAACCTCTTCGTTGGCCATCCTCTTGCCGGTGAACTTGGTCCACCCAGACAAGAAGGAAATCCCCGGCCGACTGGGGGCGACAGTGTCTAGCGCCTCAGCTGCGCTGTTGTCGCGATATTTGGGAGCATCTTTCCAGGGCACAGCGGGTGCAGCTCGCGACGCTGTCGCGCGAGGAGTGCACTCCACTTCCATTTGCTCTGGCTCGGCATCGCCAGCCTGGGTATCGTGGCTGTCAATGTCGTTGATGTCCCGAGACCAAGTCTCCAGCTGAGCTTCCGATGCCGCAAGCTCGGCTGAATCATTGGAGCCACCTGTGCCGAAGTTTGAGCTGTAGACATCAACGTCATCAGCCCTGGGCAAGAGAGGGCTGGCAGCCCTGCTCTCGTCAATCCCACGATCGGTGAAGATGGCAATGCCACTAGGTTGGGCAGGCACACTGAGACTGGGGGTAGTCCCGCTCTTGTCTCTCTTGCCCCTGCGCCTCCTAGCGGCGCTGCCCTGACCAGAAGCGGCTTGTTGGGGAGGGTGTGCAGGCGCGTAGGGATTGGGAGTGTCACCACTCTTGTCTCTCTTTGACCTGTTCCTCCTCACGGCGCTGACCTGATCAGGGACGAACTGGGGTCCAGAACTGCTAGTCGATGCTTGTAGCTCCAACTGGCACTTCTTCAACTCGGCAAGTATGTGATCTGCCGACCAAACGGGTCCTGCTAGGACATTGCTTGGGTCTATGTTGAACTGAGGAACCCCGAACGCACTAGCGGGGGTAAAAGATCCCCCGAAAGTGCCGGGCCAGGTGTGGGCCCTATGTGCAGTAGCAAATCCAAAACAGCCGCGCTGCTGTGCCGCAGCTGTTAAGGGGTCGACGACGGTCGACACTCTCCTAAGGCCGACGGGGGTTGCCACCCCCCGCGGGTCCTTAGCCAGGTAAAAGCCCTTCATGGTTGTCGCCATGACGGTGAGTATCAGC